ATGACCCGCAGGCAGTTCGAACCGCAATCGGTCGGTGCTGTGCTGGCGCATGTGAATCGGGGCGCAGGGCTGCAGGTTGTGGCTCCGCCGACGGTGGAGGTTGATCCCGAGACGAGAGACGAACTTGACCGGTTGTTTGTGCGGATCAAGGCGATCTGCCCCGGCTGGCGAAGCTCCTGGCCCAGCGAAGAAGTCGAGAAGGCTGCGAAGGCGGAGTGGCTGGCCGAGATCATCCGGCAACAGGTTACGCGCCGAGAGCAACTGCAGGCCGGGGTAAGAGCGTTGAGCGCGCAGGCCAGACCGCTTGTTCCGTCTGCTGGCCAGTTTTGCGCCTGGTGCTGGGCTCCTGAGGTCTTCGGCCTGCCATCCCTCGATGACGCATATCGCGAGGCGCTGGCCAACACCCACCCAGCCATGGTCGGAGCCGCGAAATGGAGTTGCCCTGCTGTGTACTGGGCTGCCGCTGGTGCTGGATTCAGCCGGCTGCAGGCTCTGGCCAGAAAGGATGGGCTGGCGGCGCTGGAAATCTCCTACCGACAGATCATCAAGAAGCTGGCGCGCGGGGAGGCGCTCGGAAAGGTCCCGGAGGGAGAGGTCACCCACCAGAAGGCGCGAACCCAATCCGTTGGAATTGCTGCCCTCGAGCAGCTTCGAAAACAACTCAAAGGAGGAGGTCGCTCATGAAGTGGAGCGTACTCAACGACTATCTGATGGTTAGCGATACCCAGCCGCCCTACAAGGTCTGCAAGCTTCTTGTGGCCGGCGAGGCTCACTACCGGGCCAGTGTGCAAGGTGAATTCATTTGCACGCCGGTTGCGACTGCGAAGGAGGCGTGCGGTGTTTGCGAACGCCATCACCAGATCACCTATCCGCGGGAGGTGGCATGACGTTGTCGGCACGGAAGCCCCGGCCGAAGAAGTGCGCAGTGTCGACGTGCCGCGCCCCCTTCGTCCCGGTGAAGTCGTTTCAGGCGTGGTGCAGCCCTGAGTGCGGCATCGTCATCGCTCGGCAGAAGCAGGAGAAGGAGCGTAAGTCGATGCAGCAACGCGAGCGGCGCGAGATCGCGGTTCGCAAAGAGAAGTTGAAGAGCCGTGCAGACCACTTGAGGGAGGCTCAGGCCGCATTCAACGAGTTCATCCGCTGGCGCGACTGGGACCGCCCCTGCATCAGTTGTGGACGCTTTCATGATGGGCAGTATCACGCCGGTCATTACCGCTCTGTCGGATCCCATCCCGAGTTGAGGTTCGACGAGAACAACGTCCACAAGCAATGCGCCCCGTGCAACAACCACAAGTCGGGGGACGTCGTGAACTACCGGATCAACCTGGTGGCGAAGATCGGCGCTGAGGCTGTAGCGCGACTGGAGGGGCCGCACGATGCCAGGAAGTGGACGGTTGAGGAGATCAAGGCGATCAAGACCCTGTACCGAACCAAGGCCCGCGCTGCGAAGAGGGCTGCCGCATGAAGAAGCATGGTCCTGATCTGACGACCAAGCCGCGCCTGCTCGCTCAGTGCCCCGTTTGCCACGGAAAAGGGTACAGCCTTGGCGTTTTCCATGAGATCGATTGCGCCGCTTGTGGAGCGGCGGGGTTCGTCGATGGCGTGACGGGGCTGGCGCTGGAGCAGCGGGATGCGGTGGTGCAACTGCGGATGTGGGTAAAGCGGCTGCTGGAAGAGCAGCGACGCCAGGCGAGCAGGCTGGCGCGAGAAGAGAACAACCATCGGGGCGCCGGCGGCTCCCACTTCAGAGGCGACTGAAATGAACATCAAGGCGTTGGAATTTCTGATGGAGCAATACGGGCTGTGGGTTTGGTCCGACAATGGCACTCCTCGCGGCTCGTCACCCATGCTGGCGCTGATGAAGCGGAACCCTGCGAACGAAAAACGGTTTGCTGCTGTGATCCCCTGCATCAGTGATGATCGGGCGATGCAAGTGGACCGGTTTCTCGCTCGCCTCTACGACGAAGACCCGGACGCCATCCGCAGCCTGATCCTCTACTTCATCCATGGCATGTCGTATCGAGATATTCAGGATCGGATGGGCATCAGCTACGCGGACGCACGCATGCTTGTTCGAGCGGGCCTGTCGGCTCTGCTGGCGTGCTTCGTGATGGAGGAGAAAAAGGCCGCCTGAAGAAATGTACAGGCTGGACGTATTGACAGTGATAATCGCGGCCTGTACCTTTCGTCATACATTGCGGTTTTGCCGCTTAGGCGAACTGCCGCAGAGCGGAACACCAGAAAAAGCCCAGCCCTCGAGCTGGGCTTTTCGTTTATAGGGATAGGTTCTGGTAGTGGCCGCCTGATGCTAAAGTGTGAGGTAGTTCCTACGGAGAGTCGCTATGAAACGGATCTTCCCCGTTCTCGCTTTAGCAATGGTCGCCTGCTCTTCCCAGGCCGCCACGGTCTTCAAGTGCGTCGGCCCAGACGGAAAAGTCACGTTCACGCAACATAATTGCCCGGAAAATCAGTCTTTGGACGATGTGGTGTCAGCTACGAACCAGCGTCCAAGCGGAACTGGTGCGTCGGCGGTGATGGCGAAGCCTAAGTCGGCGGCAGGGCGCGCCTATCGGGGTGTCGCAAACGCTTCTGGATCTGTCGGTAGTGGCGTGACGGTTGTTGGAGGGTCGGCAGCAAGTGCCACTTGCTCAACCGGCCTATCCGATCGAGACCTACGCAAGGCCAAGGTGCAAGGAAAGGTGGTTCCCGGTATGTCCAGGGAGGATGTGGAGAGCATCTACGGAAAAGTTAACCGGAATGGCAGTACGGCCGGCTCCGGCGCTGTCACATACTGGAACGACAAGTATGTTGATCAGACCACCGTTTCGTTCGACCGAAACGGTTGCGTTCAAGGCTCGTATCAGTCTGGCCACAAAAACTAGTTTCATCCCTCCAATCGGCCCCGCAATCGTGCGGGGCTTTTTGTTTCTACCCTTCTGCAGGTGGCGCATTGCGCTGCGGGGCGCGCGGCCCCCTTGAAAGGCCGTACCTGCACCCCATTCCTGGCCCAGCCCTCGCGCTGGGCTTTTTCATTTCTGCCCCGGCGAGGGGAACTGAGACGATGAAGATGCCCGACAAACCCGACACCTGGGCAGCCCTGCTCGCCTGGCTGAGCCAGCATGCGCCGATCATCTACGCCTCCCTGCTGTCGTGGGCCATGGCCATGGCCAGGATCATCTACGGCGGCGGCACGCGCCGGCAGGCGCTCCTAGAGGGCGCGCTGTGCGGTGGCCTGGCGCTGACGATTATCAGCAGCTTCGAGTTCTTCGGCGTGCCGCAGAGCATGGCCACCTTCATCGGTGGCTGGATCGGCTTCCTGGGCGTCGAGAAGATCCGCGACCTGGCCGACCGTTACGCCGGGATCAAACTACCGCGTCGAGGGTCTGGCGAATGAAGATCACCGCCGATCAACTCGACCGCGCTACTGGCTGCGGCGCCGCTACTGCCTTGACTTGGGGCGAACACATCAACGGCGCCATGGCCCGGTTCGAGATCAACACGCCCGAGCGCGCGGCGATGTTCCTGGCCCAAGTCGGGCACGAAAGCCAGAGCCTCAAGCGCCTGGTGGAGAATCTGAACTACTCCGCCGAGGGGCTGCTCAAGACCTGGCCGAAGCGGTTCACGCCGGTAGAGGCGAAGCAGTACGCCCGACAGCCTGAGCGCATCGCCAACCGCGTCTACGCAAACCGGATGGGCAATGGGTCGCCGGATACGGGCGATGGGTATCGATACCGGGGCCGGGGCCTGATCATGATCACCGGCCACGACAACTACGCCGAAGCCGCCCGTGCCCTGGCGCTGCCACTGGTAGCGCAACCGGAGTTGCTGGAGCAACGGACCTGGGCAGCAATCGCCGCGGGGTGGTGGTGGAAGTCGCGGGGTTTAAACGACTTGGCGGACCAAGGCCGATTCGAGCGGATCACTCTGAAGATCAACGGCGGCTACAACGGTGCTGAGGATCGAGTGGCGCGTCTCGAATGGGCGCGCGCAGCGCTGGCGAGTGTGTGATGAGGTGGGTTCCATGGTTGATCGTCGCGCTCGTTGCGATGGGGATGATGTGGCGGATGGACCGCCTGAGCCTGCAAGTGACCGCAGAGCGGGAGCGTGCTGACGTCGCGGCGCAGGAGCGTGACCGCAATCAGCAGATGATCGATCTGCAGGCCGGCGTTCTCGCTGAACAGCAACGCCAACTCGGCCGCGTCGCCGAGATCGAACTGCAAACCCGACAACTCGGCGAAGCCCTGGAGGTCCAGGGCGCGCGCCACGCTGCGGCGTTACGGGAGTTGAAAGAGAATGACCAGGCTGTTCGCGACTGGCTGCGTGCTGGCATCCCTGCTGGCCTTGGCCGGATGTACGCCCGCCCCGAAACCACTGACCCCAGCGCCTACCGCGCAGCAGGCCAAGTGTCCGCTGACGCCGTGTCGGCTCCCAGGCCGCCCGCCGCTGGCGAACGGTGAGGATGCAACTGCGGCGATCGATGCCGTTGAAGCTGCGTTGACAGCGTGCGCGGTACAGGTGCTGGACTGCATCGAGCGACAGGAGTGAACCATGCCGAGACGACCGGCTAAGCCCTGCGCGTACCCAGGATGCAACGTGCTGATCCGACAGGGCTCGCACTGCGAGAAGCATGCGGTGCTTGCTCAGCAGCAGCGGGAGAAGCACCTGCAGGCCGTTCACGCTCGCTACAACCAGTGTCGGGATGAATCCGATGGGTTCTACAAGACCGAGCGCTGGAAGCGGCTCTCCGCTCGATATCGACGGCTGCACCCGATCTGCGAGGAGTGTGACGAAGCTCCGAGCCAGATCACCGACCACATCAAGGCGCGCAAGACTCACCCCGAGCTGAGCCTGGTCTGGTCGAACCTGCGCGCCCTGTGTCGGGCGTGCCACAACCGCGTAGGCGAGCGCGTTGGACGGATCGAGAACGGTGCGGATCCTGGCGCCCCGAGGATGCCCCGAATTGGTGCATTGAAACGCCCAGGGGAGGGGGGTGGCTGAAAGTTCTGGCGGCCAACCTCCCGAACGACGGGGGGAACCGGATTTACGCGCCCGCGAAATTAAAAAATCAGGAGTTGCCCGATGGCAGGCGTCGCCAGAGTGGCCGGCCGGGGCCGGAAGCCAAAGCCGACAGCCAAGAAGGCGCTCGCCGGAAACCCCGGCAAACGGGCGCTGAACAAGGACGAACCCAAGTTTTCGGATGTGACCGATATCGATGCGCCGGGCCACCTTCGGCCTCGCGCTGCGGAGATGTGGTCGATGATCGTGCCGGAGTTACTCGGTGCGGGCGTGCTGGCCATTACCGACATGCACAACGTCGAGGCTTTCTGCGTCGCGTACGACAAGTGGCGCATGGCTGAGGAGGAAGTGCAGAGCTCGGGAATCACAGTAACGAGTGCTCAAGGCAGCCCGATGAAGAACCCCGCGCTCACCGCCGCCAACGAAGCGATGCGCCAGATGGTGACGTTTGGCTCGCTGCTCGGCCTGGATCCCTCCAGCCGGACCCGGCTCATCGGAGGCAACAAGAAGCCGGAGGCGAATCCCTTCGCTGAACTACTGAGGTAAGCAATGGCAAAGGCCGCCTGCGCTAACGTCGACAAGGCGATGGCTTGGGCGAAGACCGTCCTGAAGGGGAAGGTACCCGCCTGCCTGTATATCCACCAGGCGATCGAGCGGCATTTCTCCGACCTGAAGAAGAGCCGGAGTCGGGACTATCCGTTCTACTTCGACGCCGAAGCCGCTGAGAAGAAGCTGAAGCTGATCCAGCTTCTTCCCCACACGAAGGGGGAATGGGCGCGCCTCCAACTGACAATCTCGCTTGAGGCCTGGCAGTTGTTTGGCCTGGCTGTGACCTTCGGCTGGAAGAAAAAGGCTGATGGCTTTCGCCGGTTCCGTGAAAGCTACTGGGAGGTACCGCGGAAGAACGGCAAGTCGGTGATCGCCGCTGGCACCGGAATCTCGATGTTCGTCGCGGATGGCGAGTTCGGTGCCGAGGTCTACAGCGGCGCTACCACCGAGAAGCAGGCATGGGAAGTTTTCCGGCCCGCGCGGTTGATGGTGAAGCGCTCGGAACTGCTGATCGCCGCCGCCGGCATCGAGGTGAATGCCTCGAACATGAATACCCCCGCCGATGGCGGACGGTTCGAACCGATCATCGGTGACCCTGGTGATGGTTCCTCCCCGTCCTGTTCGCTGATCGACGAGTTCCACGAGCACGACAACTCCGGCCAGTACGACACGATGCTGACCGGCATGGGCGCTCGCCGACAACCGCTGATGTTCATCATCACCACGGCCGGCGCGAACATCGAGGGACCGTGCTACGACAAGCGCCGCCAGGCGATCGAGATGTTGTCGGGCGTGGTGCCGGACGACGAACTGTTCGCTTGGATCTGGACCCTCGACGAGGGGGACGACTGGACGGACCCGAAGAACCTGGCCAAGGCGAACCCGAACATCGGCGTATCGGTTTATCGGGAGTATCTGGAGAGCCAGTTGGCTCGCGCCATCCGCTCGGCGCGGTTCACGAACACCTTCAAGACGAAGCACCTGAACATCTGGGTTTCGGCGAAGACTGGGTTCTTCAACATGGCCTTGTGGAAGGCCTGCGAGGACAAGTCGCTCACGCTGGAGCGGTTCGCTGGAGAGGAGTGTGTCCTGGCCTTCGACCTGGCGCGCAAGCTCGACATGAACAGCATGGCGCGGTTGTTCTGGAGGGATATCGACGGCCGACGGCACTACTACTGCGTGTCGCCTCGCTTCTGGGTGCCAGAGGATCGGGTCTACGACGAAGACAACAAGCGGATGGCCGAGCGGTTCCAGGCCTGGCTCAACGCCGGCCACCTGTACGCCACCGCCGGCGCAGAGGTGGACTACCGCGAGATCCTCGCCGAAGCGCTGGAAGCGAACGAGGCCAACCCCGTTCGCGAGAGTCCGATTGACCCGTTCGGCGCGACTGGCATAAGCCACGAACTGGACGACGAAGGGCTGACCCCAGTGGTCATCACCCAGAACTACACCAACATGAGTTCCCCCATGAAGGAGCTCGAAGCGGCCATCGCCTCAGGCCGGTTCCACCACGACGGCAACCCGATCATGACCTGGTGCATAGGGAACGTGATCGGGAAGTTCCTGCCGGGCAATGACGACGTCGTTCGCCCGATCAAGCAAGGCGAGGACAACAAGATCGACGGTGCTGTGGCGCTGATCATGGCGATCGGGCGTGTCGTTGCGCAGGAGCCGCCGGAAGAAACCCTCTCCGACCACATCGTGAAACACGGTATCAGGAAGCTCTGATGGGAATTTTGAAGAAGCTGGGCCGATGGTTCGGCAAGGGCTCTGACCCGTTGATCATCGATACGCCCGAAAAGCTGGCGCAGGTGCTGGGTGTTGCGTATGAGACGGAGTCGGGGCAGCGGGTCACTACCACCACCGCCATGCAACAGACCGTTGTTTTCAACTGCGTCCGGGTGTTGGCCGAGTCGGTTGGCATGTTGCCTTGCCGGCTCTTCAAACAGACGGAGCGCGAGCGGATTCCGGCCTTGTCCAACCGTCTGTATGACGTGCTCGCAGTGGCGCCGAACGGGTACATGACCGCGCAAGAGTTCTGGGAGCTGCTGGTGGTCTGCCTTTGTCTTCGTGGCAATTTCTACGCCTACAAGGTCATGGCGCTCGGCAACGTGGTGGAACTGCTGCCGATCAACCCGGCGGCGGTGAAACCGAAGCTGAAAGATGATTGGACTGTTGAGTATGACGTCACGTTCAAGAGCGGCGTCGAGACCCTTTCCCAGGACGAAATCTGGCACGTCCGCCTGTTCACACTTGATGGCCTAACGGGGCTGAACCCCATCGCCTATGCCCGCCAGGTCATCGGCCTGAATCAGGCGATGGAAACTCACGCTGCCAAGCTGTTCTCCAATGGTGCGGTTACCTCCGGGGTTCTGAAGACGGACCAAACGTTGAGCGATGAGGCCTTCGAACGCCTGTCCGCGCAGTTCCAGGGCGAGCACATGGGGACGGCCAACGCCTACAAGCCCATGATTCTGGAGATGGGGCTTGATTGGAAGCCGATCAGCCTAAACGCCCAGGACACGCAGTTCATCGAGTCGAGAAAGATGACCGAGGCGCAGTTGTGCGGTCTGTTCCGCGTCCCGCCTCACCTGGTGGCGAACCTCGACAAGATGACGCTGAACAATATCGAGCACATGGGCATGAGCTTCGTGAACTACTCGCTTGTGCCGATCCTCACGCGCATCGAGGCCCGCATCCGAGTCGGGCTGCTGAGCGAGAAGGATGCGAAAACCCACTTCGCCAAGTTCAATGCCGGCGCGCTGATGAGGGGCGACCTCAACGGGCGATACACCTCATACGGCAAGGGGATCCAGTGGGGGATTCTGAGCCCCAACGACTGCCGCGAACTGGAAGACCTCAATCCCCGCCCCGGCGGCGATATCTACCTGACCCCGACCAACATGACCACCAATCCGGAGGCACTCGATGCTGACAAAACAACGCCTTGATGTGCCGCTGACGCTGAAGGCAGTCAGCGATACCGGCGAGTTCGAGGGCTACGGCTCAGTGTTCGGCGTCGTCGACAGCTACGGCGACGTGGTTGTTCGAGGAGCCTTCGAGGCCTCGCTGGCTCGCTGGAAGGAAAAGGGGCGCTTGCCCGCGATGCTTTGGCAGCACGACAGCGCCGAGCCGCTCGGGCCCTACACAGAGATGCGCGAAGACGAAAACGGCTTGTATGTGAAGGGCCGTCTGTTGATCGATGACGACCCCCTCGCGAAGCGCGCTCATGCACACATGAAGGCCGGCAGCCTCTCCGGCCTATCGATCGGCTACATGCTCGATGACTACGAGTACGACAAGGAGAAGGGCATCTGGCTGCTGAAGGCTATCGACCTCTGGGAGGTATCTCTGGTCACTTTCCCGGCCAACGATGAGGCCCGTATCTCCGATGTGAAAACCCTGCTGGCGCGCGGCGAGACGCCGCCGCCGAGCAAAGTGGAGCGAGCCCTGCGCGAGGTTGGGTTCTCTGGCTCCCAGGCCAAGGCCTTCATGGCCAAAGGCTACAGCGCTGCTTGCCCGCGTGATGCGGATGCTGGCGCCGCGCTCGACTCCCTGAAATCCCTGATTAATCGCATGTGAGGAGAACCCCATGCCCGCTGATATCCAAGATGTAAAACAGGTTGCCGAAGAACTCGGCGCCAAGTTCGACGAGTTCAAGCAGAAGAACGACAAGCGCGTCGAGGCCCTGGAGGCCGAGAAGGGCAAGCTGGTCGAGCAGGTCGAAACCCTCAACGAGAAGTTGGGCCAGTTGGACGACATGAAGTCGGCGCTGGAGAAGGAGTTGGCCGGGATGAAGCGCCCGGATGGCACCGGCACCAAGGCCGCGAGCGAGCACAAGGCCGCCTTCATGCAGTTCGTGCGCAAGGGCATTGATACCGGTCTGGGCGAACTGCAGGCCAAGGCGTTGCAGATCGGCGTCGATGCGGATGGTGGCTACGCTGTCCCGGAGGAACTCGACCGCAACATCATCGAGCTGCTGCGCGACGAGTCGCCGATGCGCCAGGTGTGCAACCAGATCACCGTCGGCACCCCGGACTACAAGCGTCTGGTAAATCTGGGCGGCGCCGGCTCCGGCTGGGTCGGCGAAACTGCACCACGACCGGAAACCAGTACCCCGACCCTGGCGCAGATCAACGCCGTCATGGGCGAGCTCTACGCCAACCCGCAAGCCACCCAGACCAGTCTCGACGATATGTTCTTCGATGCGGAGGGCTGGTTGAACAGCGAAGTCGGCCGGGAATTCTCCGAGAAGGAGGGCTCCGCATTCCTGCTGGGCGATGGCGTCAACAAGCCCAAGGGCCTGTTGGCATATCCCTTCGCAGTGGCTGGCGACAAGACCCGTCCTTACGGCACTCTGCAGCGACTGGTAAGTGGCAACGCCGGCGCCCTCAACGGCGACAACCTCATTGACCTGGTGCAAGCGGTCAAGGCGGGCTATCGCCGTGCTGGCGTCTGGATGATGAACAACCTGACGGTCGCCTACGTCCGCAAGCTCAAGGACAGCGAGGGGAACTACCTGTGGCGCCCTGGCCTTGAAGTCGGCCAGCCCTCCAGCCTGCTCGGCTACGGCATTACCGAGAACGAGGACATGCCGGATATCGCGGCTGACGCGAATGCCCTCGCCTTCGGCGACTTCAAGCGGGCCTACACCATCGTGGACCGCATCGGCACCCGCGTTCTGCGCGACCCCTACACCAACAAGCCCTATGTCGGCTTCTACACCACCAAGCGCGTCGGCGGCATGCTCGTCGACTCCCAGGCGGTGAAGGTGCTGACCCTCTCGGCCGCGTAACGTAGGAGGGCCGGCGCTGGCCGGCCCTCCTTGGAGGACACTGCAATGCCCAAGATTCTGGTCGAAAAGGCGTTCCCGTTCTCTCCGGACGGCAACGTTGTCATAACCGTGGACGTCGGCGAGCAGGAGGTTTCCGACCGCTGCGCGCTGGTGGCAGTGGATCACCTGGGGGTCGCCACTCTCGTTGACGGTTCCAGCGGCGGATCTGACCTGAAGAAGCTGACCATGGCGGAACTGAAGGCCCTGCTGACTGCGAAGGGTATCCCCTTCGACAAGGGGGCCAATAAGGAAGCGCTCCTCGCGCTGGTCCCGAACGATGATTGACCTGAGCGTGGCGAAGGAGCATCTGCGGGTTCGCCACTCCCAGGACGATCAGTACATCCAGGGCCTGATCACGGATGCGGTGGAGGTGTTCAACGCTCGGACCAACCGGACCTTGCTGGCTCCGGATGATCCGCTGCCGGACCCCGTCGGAAACTCCATCCGCATGACGGGATCGATCCGCCGCGGCGCGCTGATGCTGATCGCGCACTGGTATTCGAACCGGGAGTCAGCAGTCATCGGAACCATTACGTCGGAGCTTCCGATGGCCACCCAATACCTCTGGGAGCCCTACCGCTGGATGAACTTGCGCTAGGGCAAACCGAAAGGAGAGCAACATGCAATTCAAAGCGATACAGCCGCTCTATCGCGGCGGCCGCCTGGTCCAGCCTGGCGAGCCGTTCGACACCACGCCCGAGGACGGTGAGCGCCTGGTAGCGAATGGCGAGGCCCTCGACCTGAGGTCGCGCAAAGCCCCTGCGAAATCGCCCAAGGGTTCCACCCAGGCCGAAGAGAAGTAGGGGGTAGCGATGCGTGCAGGACGGCTCGACACGCCGGCGGATCTGCTGGTGCTTGACGAAGACCTGGCGCCGCGATGCATCGACTGGATCTGGTGCGGCATTCAGACCAAGGAGAACGCGGAGCCGCCGTTTCCGGGTGGGCTGCGGAACCCGGCGAAGGTTGAGGTTCGGGCCTGGTGGGACGAGCGCATTCGGCAAGGACGCTACCTGCGCGCCGATGGGCGCCTCTTCCACATCGACAGCGCCCGCGACTTCACTGGTCGTCGGGCCGAACTGGCGATCACCGCAACAGAGCTGATCGGCGAGCCGGCGACATACCGGCCAGATGGTGCGCCGCCGCGAAACTGCCGGGTGTTTCTGAACTACGATGCTCCCTGGCTGGACGAGAACGGCCAGGCGACGGCCTACAGGATCCGCGCCGAGGTTGCGCTGATCGAGACGGGGAGGGTGCAGGTGGGCGATCTGCTTGAGGTGGATCGAGTGCGCTACTACGTCGTCGACTACGCCGACGGCACCGACGACGGCTTTGTCCGCGGGCTCTGGCTGGAGCGTGTGCAATGAGGGCGCCGATCAGGCTGGTCGGCGTCGAGCAGGCGCAAGCGCGCCTCCGGGAAGCCGGCCGGCGCGTTGATCCAGTGATGCGCGGCGCGCTGAATACCACGGCGACGCAGACGAGGAAGCAGCGCTACAACGAACCGATGCGGCCCGCGTTCACCAGTGCCTTCGCCAACCGTCGGATCGTGATCAAGCGCGCGAGGGCGGGTCGGATGAACGCGAGGCTTATTCCGTCGTCGTCTGGCGTCAACGTCACGGCATACCGGCGCTGGATCTTCGAGCCAATCAACTCGACGCGGGCGAGGATTTATGTCGTCGGCCCGAACGGTCGGAAAGTTGCCGCAGGCTTCGTCAACCCATCGGGGCGGCTGCAGCGGCCGTTGTCTACCCGCAGTCAGCGAGCCAGGACGGCGCGTGGGCGTTCGCCCAATGTCACCAGTTACACCTATCGGCGCGCCCTGCAGGAAGCACAAGGCCCGTCGGTGGCGTACTGGTTCAGGCTGCTGACTACGGCGAAGACCATCCGCTGGACCAATGCGTTTCTGCGCCAAGAGTTCGAGCGGCGCATCCGCCGCGAACTCGAAAAGGCCGTCTGAGGAAAACCAACCATGCGAACGAAAGCGAGCCAGGTCACACGCGACCTGCGGGCCCGCCTGGGCGATATTCGCCCGGTAAACGGCTACCTGACGGACCTGCGGGCAGTTTACGGGCCGACAGATCGAGTGCCGGACAAAGCCAGCGGGCCTTACGCCCTTGTGCGAGTCGCGAACGACGCGCGAACCGGAACGGCGGTACGCCAGGCGACCAGGCTCCGCACGTTCGAAGTCGAGGTTGTATTCCCGCGATCGGCGGAGGAGCACGAACTCGATGACGTCCACGTCGACATTCTGCGCGCCCTTGGCTTCGGAGAAGACCAGCCGGAGCGCAAGTTCCCTGGGCTTGTGGAGGATATCGACGAGGCGGTGGCGCAGTTTGCCGAGTCCGGTCGCAACTTCCACACCCTGACCGCAACCATCGGCGTGATCTACGTCGAAACCTACAACTGATCGGCCAGGCCGAGGAGAAAACGATGCTCTACACCCAACTGTTCCGCGGCCCTACCTCGGTCGCGTCCTATCCCTCTTTCGTGTTCGAAGAGCTGTTCAAGCTTCAGACGACCAGCGCAGAACCAGAATCGACCGAGATCACCATCCCCGACCCGACGCGCCTCGGTCTGCCCGAACTCGATGGCGTAACGTCGACCACGGCGATCAACATCAACGGCGAGGCCGTCAACTTCTCCCCTCGCGCCGCCGGCACGATTCTCTATGGATCGGTCGAGCGCGTACCATCGGGAACTGTCGCCGACGAGGTGCATGACGCCTACGTCGACCGAATTATCCGCCTGGCGCACATTCCCCTCGAGGTCAGCAGCGTCACCGGATCCGGCGGCACGCCGACCTATGTGCGTGGCGTTGACTACGCCGTCACCCCCGGCGGCATCCGGCCTCTGCCGGGCGGCACGCTGGCCGACGCAATCAACGCGACCACTGCTCCGCCGGATGGCGGGTTGAAGCGTTTGCCGATCGAGGTCAGCTACACCTACCCGACTGTCGACCTGGTGAAGCCGTTCACCACCGGCCGCAAGTTCTACCGGGTGATGTTCGAGCAGACCAACGAAGCCGGCGACGGTGAGAAACGACGCATCACCTGCTTCTATGCGCGGATCAGCCTGAACGGCGGCCTGCCGCTGAACCAGGGCGCAGAGTTCGGCGTGATCCCTGTGCAGATTCGCCTCCTATCCGACCCGAACATCTACGACGTCGGCGAGGCCGCGATCTGGACTTGGGAAATCCAGAACACCGACGCGGCCTGATGGCCGTAGATCAACCGGCCCGCGCTGATGGCGGGCCTTTTCATTTGGGTGGCCCATGTCTGACCTCGGAATTCTGTTTCCCGAACCTGAAACCATCTACGTCAACGGCGCGCCGGTGATCGTGCGGCACGTCCGCCTCGCCGACTTCGAGTTGTTCGGGGATATCGCCAGTGACCTGCTCAAGGTGCTGAGCGATGGCACCGTTCCCGCCATCCTGCAGTTCGGCAAGACCGGTTCGGCCAAGCTGAGGAAGATCCTGCGCAGGACCACGAACCTCAGCCGCTGGCGCGTTTGGCGCCTACCGGTCGACGTGGCGATGCAGATCGTCATGCAAGTGATACGGGTCAACGCCGCTTTTTTCGCCCGCGCCCAGCAAGCGGCAGTGACGACGCTGGCAACGCTGGTTGGGCAGCAGCAGTAACCAACCTAGTTCGCGCGGGCTTCAGTCTCGACGAGGTTTCGCGCATGACGCTTCAACAGATCGAGGTGTTCCTCGAGCAGGTCGGCGAACAGGTCAAGCAAGACCGGCGCGACCACCTGTTCCTTCGCCGCGCGGCACGCGCGCCCCTGAAGGGGTTTAAACAGTTCCTGCAGGAGTTCGATCATGGCCGGTAGACTGACCACGCAACTGATCGTCGAGGGGGTGAACCGCACCCGGCAGATGTTCAACGAGGTGAACCGCGACCTCAACGTGACGAACAAGGCGTTGGCCGCAAGCGGCAAGCTGCTCGCAGGCTATCTCACGTTCAGCGCGCTGGCCGCCGGGGTGAAGGCGGTAGCGAACACCGCCGACGCTTACCAGGCAATGAACGCCCGCCTGCGGCTGGCAACCGGATCCCAGGAAGAGTTCAACACCGCCCTCGAGGAGTTGCAGCGCATCGCCTACAACACCGGCCAGCCGGTTGAGGCGCTGGTTACGCTGTACGGGCGGATCAGTCGCCCGCTCAAGGAAGCGGGCCGCACCCAGCAGGATATCCTCAAGGTCACCGAGGCTGTGTCGGCGTCGTTCCGCGTGTCGGGCGCCTCTGCGGTCGAGGCTGAGAACGGGGTGACCCAGTTCGGCCAGGCGCTGGGTGCTGGCGCTCTGCGTGGGGACGAATTCAACAGCGTGGCCGAACAGGCGCCACGCCTGATGCAGGCTCTGGCCGATGGCATCGGCGTGCCGACCTCGGCACTTAAGGCGCTGGCGGCGGAGGGCAAGCTGACGGCGGCAGTGGTCACCGACGCGCTGATCGGGCAGTTGCCCAAGCTACAGAGCGAACTCGCCTCGTTCGGTGACTCCGTCTCGAAGGAATGGACGGCGATCGAAGACACCATCCGTCGCGGCGTCGGCCAGGCGGACACCGGCCCGCTGATCGAGTCGCTGAAGGAACTGAAGGAGGTACTTGCCGACCCGACGATTCAGGGCAACCTGACCACGCTGGCCAGCGCCCTGGTTCGCCTGGCCGCCGCAGCGGCTCAAGGTGGCTCGCTGTTCTCCGGCTTCGGAGAGGATCTGGGCTACCTGGCTGCACGGGTGACCGGGAACGTCACTGAGCTCGACAGGGTGAACAAGGAAATCCAGAAGCTTCAGGCCGCCGACGACGGCTTCGGCGTGGTCGACTTGTTCATGTCTGACGCGCAGATCAGCGAGCGCCTGGCAGCGTTCAAGAAGTACCGCGAGCAGTTGCTGGAAGAACAGACCGGCATGACGGCGGAGGCGCGCAAGGCGGCCGAGGAAGCCGCCGCCCAGGTCAAGGCGGTCGACGACGCACGGCAGCAAGCTGCGCTCTCGTCGGAGCGTGCGTACTCCGAAGCGCTGCGCCAAGTGCGTGACGGCCGGCTGAAGGCGGTGCAGGACTCTCTCAAGAAGCAGGAGGCGGCCGAGAAAGGCGCGCTGGCAGCGGTTGAGAAAGTGCGGAAGGACCGCCTGGCTATCGAGAAGCGCTACAGCGAAGCGATTGCTGGGCTACAAGCCGGCGTCGGCGGTGACCCGAGCTATGCATCTGCGCAGACCCTCAAGCAGTCCGCCGCCCAGGCGCTGCGCAAGGGCGATGCCGAGACGGCACAGGCGCAGGCGCAGAAGGCGCTCGAAATGCTCCAGCAACTGCAGGCGGCCGGAGAGAACACATACGGGTTCACCGGCTTCGCTAAGGAACTCCAGGCCATTGAACTCGCCGCGAACGATCTGCAGCAGTCGCAGGCAGACGCGAAGCTCGACAGCATCCGCGTGCGGATCGCGGAGCTGTCCGATGCGGCGACCGCGCTCCAGGGCATCGAGATCTCGTTCAACCTTCCGCCGGAGGAGATCGAGGCGATCAAGGCACAGTTGCAAGCGCTGTCTGAAACGCCTGTCCTGATCCCTGTTCAACTGGTGCCCACCGGCGAAATGTCCGCCGTGAGCGGCACCACGCCACCGGTCAGTTTCCCCGGCTACGCGACCGGCACCAACAGCGCCGCGCCGGGCATTGCATGGGTCGGCGAGCGAGGTCCGGAACTGGTTGCGTTCGGTGGCGCGGAGAAGGTGTTCCCGAACAGCGTCTCGGCGCTTGCCAGCCGCCTGGCCGGGTTGCGCGGTCTCGACGGGCTGTCGCCGGCCGCCGCCGAGGTCGCGACAGCGGCGCCGAGCTCGGGGCAACTCCCCAACCTGGGGCGGATCGATCTGTCGTTCGGCGGCTCGACTATCTCGGTCTTCGGGGATCAGCGATCGGTAAACGACATTCTGCGGCTGCAGGCGCTCAAGCGAGGCCGCACCGCACGTCCGTAGGAGAACGGCATGGATTACCCGGTTATTACGCTCGGCGGAGTACCTATCCCGCCAGAAGCCGGCGCGCCGGATCAGTCGATGGAGCCATTGTTCGGTGCGACGGTCGTCAGGATGAGCGACGGTGCTGGCGTGAAGTTGACCCACTGGGACGGCAAGCTCTCCGGCACGTTGACCGGATCGGGCCTTGTGCCGGTCGGGCTCGACGCGCTCGACTACCGATCATCACTAGAGATGCAAGCGATCCAGCCGATCAGCATCGCCCAGGACTCTCCGGCGTTCACGCTGCCCAAGGCGCCGCGCACGGACAAGGAGCCGTGGGCGCTGGCGCTGGTTGAGGGGCGCTGGGTGCCGACGCCATGCGTGCGAGCAGGCCTGGTCGTGACCGTTACAGAGCGTCCGGCAGCGACGCTCTACATGGTCCAGTTCATGCCTCGCTTCAACGTGTTCGCGGACCCGCCGTCGACGTCGATGAACGCCGCGCACGGATGGACCCTGAACTGGCAGGAGGTTTGACATGCTGCTGAACGGCATGCCGTTGAACGCCGGCCCGCTGAACGGATTCGGCACGGCCGGCGGCGGAGATGGCCCTGTCGAGATCAAGCCTGGTCAGGCGTTTGCCTGGCGCCTGCGCCTACTCGTCGACGATGAGGATTGGACGGCAAGCCTCGTTGGGGCTGTAGAAGTCGACCGCGAGGAAGGCGCCTCTGGCACCGCTACGTTCACGCTGTACCTCGGCACTGACCCGGTTTCGCCGACGTCGTGGGTGGGGCGGGCGGTCACGATCCGCTACCTTTCCACTGCCGAGGGCGTGACCGCAGACGTGGTGAGATTCACCGGCCGCATCGCGGACCCGACGTTCGACGCTGTAGGGCGGACGCTGACTGCGCGGTGCTCCGATCAGTTGCAGCAGCGCATCGAAGCGATGGAGATCGCGCAGATCGATGCGCTGGTCGGCGGCCAGTGGTCATCAGATGTGTTCGAGCCTGTCGAGGGGCGCTCACGCTGGGACTACGCGCAAGAGCGGTTGACGACCGTGGCCGCGGCCCTGGATTGCGCGCCTACCGGCGAACTGCGTGTGTCCAGTCTGTTCTCGCAGCCTCCGGCGTTCGAGTTCGGCGCCGGGTCCACAGTCTACAACTCGGTGGAGGTCAGCCTCGGTGACCTGAGCTCGCAGACGAACAGGGTCGAGATCGAGTGCGACTACCGATTCAGCCGGCTCTGGCAGTTGAACGCCTCGTATGGTTGGCAGCACCCCGGCACGGGGAACGCGGTCGGCGAGGCAGGGTTTTGCAACTGGCGCGGCGACGACACCGAGCTACCTGATGTGGAGATGATCACCTCGGCGACCGAGAGCAGCGGTCAGACGTTGTTCTATGCGACCTGGTATCCACTGCCGCCCACGGGCGTCTACTGCAATCCGCCGGCGGCATGGGTCAACAACTTCACCGAGCTGCTGCTCGGCGGAAATTGGATTGCTGGCCGACGCTGGGTGCAGTCCGTTACCGAGCGCTATCGGTTGGTCATGGAGGTTCAGCCGAGCGTTGCGGCGACCGGCCCGATTGTTGGTCGGCAGCGCGCCTCGTTCGAGATCGAGGCGGACAAGGCTTCGCGCTGGGAAAGCGATCCGATCACCGGCGGCAGCACAGGACACAGCGATGAGAAGGACGAGAGCCGGCGCCTGGCTGCGTTGAACTGCCTGTTGGCCCAGGGAGCAACAATGCTCGTTGCGGCGCACCGTGGTACGACCGTGATCTGGGATGTACCCACCAGCATGATCCTGCCGATCGATCTAGTGCACACGCTCCGCCTCGCCGACCAAGGTGCGCAGGCAGTTGGAAAGTGCCGACGCATCGTTGACCGATTCGATCTCGCCTCTGGCAGCGCGCTGACCACGCTATCCATTGCGGTCATGCGAGGCGGCGGGGGCGCAGCAGACCCACTTGTTCCGCCGGCTGGCTCGTCCGATCCCGCCAGCCCACCGTCGGGCGGTGGCCAACTTACGACGCAGCTCGGAGGTCGCAACGGAAGTCCCGCGTATGACGATGAGGCGGATGGTTTCTCGGGCAACTGGAGCAATCGCGATCCCGGCGCCGAACTGTTCCCGCGGCGCTTCTCGTTGACTGCAAACGATATTCCGGAGACCTACCGGGACGAACATGCGCCGGAGATCGCAGCCACTTACCGGGTAGCTGTACCTGATGACGTACTGGAGATGTAGCGATGGCGAGAGCCTGGATCAACAACTGGAAGACGACGCTGAGCGTAGGGCTGTCGCCTGGCGCGTTGAGCCTGACGGTGCCGGATGCCGCCGCCGCGCTGCTGCCTCTCTCCGGCGGTAGCTGGGTGCTGTTGACGCTGGCGGATGACGCTGGCGCGCAGCATGAAATCGTGAAGGCAACCGCCCGCGCCGGTGGGGTGGTGACGATCGAGCGCGCCCAGGAAGGAACCTCCGACGGCAACTGGCCGACGGGAACGGTGATCTACGCCGCAGTCACCGCTGGTGACCTCATGACGCTCCAGGCGCGCATCCAGGCTCTGGAGTCCGGGGCGTCTGGCGGCACCCTTGTCGACGAAACCGGCGCAACGCTGGTCGACGACGCCGGCAACAACCTGATCATGGAGAACATTTGATGGCAACTGTTACGCACGTCCTGTCCGGCGCCGGGGAGCCGCTCGATCCGCCACCAAGCATCGGTGCTCACTACGTGAACACGAACAACGGCGCGCTATACCTGGCGAAGGGCACCGCGAGCGGTGCCGATTGGGTGAAGCTGGGTAGTGGCGGTGGCAGCGCTCCGAGCGAGGTGCTGCATGTCAATACCGACGGCCAGTTCCTCCTCGGGCCTCAACACTCATTTGTTGATGCCCGTCTGTTCGCAATTCCCGAGCTTGGCACCGCCGCAATTGGAATCGATCCCAGCACGTCCCGACAGTTCGACCTGAATATCAGAACCTGGGCTCCGAGCGGGCAACAACTGCAAATCAGGGTTACGTCGGGTGAATTGCCCGGAGGTATGTCGATCGTGGGCACCTCCAGGCAGTGGGCGGCGCAGGAGTCGTATGGGTTCGTGATCAATGCAAATGACCTCAACGGCGAGGTGTGGGCGCGCATCTATTTCGATGCTGACGAACTCACCCTGTCGATGCTGGTGTTCAGCGATGTGCTGAACGCGTAGGAGATAGCGTATGGCTCTTTCAGATGAGCGCCGCAGCCTCGGCGCGAGGAATGAAGCGATCCGCCGCGCCGGCGGTCAACGGGTAGAAGCGGAGCGGCGTGGGGACCAGGGCTTGACCGCGGCGCTCAACCGGCTGATCGAGCCGGAGCGTCAGGCACGCGCACTGCGCAAGATCGACCCCCGCGGCGCCCTGGATGCTGCGCGCGGCAGGGCCGACTACAACCCCGCCGGCAAGCAGATCGGCGGGGGCGGTGTGTCCTGGCCGCTGGCCGAGACCGACAAGTCGAAGCGCACGGTGGCCGACGAGGAGATCGTGAGCACCGATGGCCTGGTCGTCGTTGTGTTCAAGCGCGTCACCAGCTTCGAGATGCAGGATGGCGGCTCGAATATTGGCCGCATGGAGTTCAAGGCATGAATCAACTTATGCCCTGGGACGGCGAGGTCGTTCGCATGGGCTGGCCGTGGCACGGAAAGATTCGCCAGCAGAACAAGGATCTGGCCGGCTACGTCACCCTGCCGAACGGGGCGACGCGCCCAGCGATCGCGTACTACGGCAACTGGCCGATGAATCACACGCATCTGTTCGACATGGGCCTACCGGACCAGGGCGACCCGCAGGTCGAGGAGCAGGGCGGGAAGTGGTGGGGGCGAACGATCCTCCGAGGCGGAGGCAACTACGACTATCAGTTGTACTACGGCGGCGCGACGACCTCGGCCGAAGGGCAGTCCTATACAGGCGACGCCCCATTCAGGGGGCTCCCCCTCTGGTGGTCTAGCGACGAGGAGCCGCGGCGCCCGCTGTATGTGGATATCTACCTCAATGTGGAGCAGGGCAGCTACTACCTCGATTTTTGGACAAAGGGCGGAACGATTCACGCCCTTCGGAAGAAGATAACGCTTGAGGATGTTGGACAGGGCGCAGGACAGCCGGAGTGTGCGGTAAAAGATCTGCTCGGGAGCAACTTCGACTACTGGTTTTTTGGTGAAAACGTCAAGCTTGACTACCTGAAGCTGCTCGGGGTCTACCGAAATCGGTTGCTGCTGGGGGTTGTGGTGACACAGGGTGACGGGATGCGGCAGATTGACCCACCGCCCGGAACGTCGGTGGTCAGCGGATCGTCCCCGTCTGGAGCCCCTCAGGGGTTGTATGGTCTCGTCGAGGTGACCATTGCCCCGGATATCCGAGATCCAGAGGCGGATCACAGTCAGACGGTCACAATAGACGTGATCGAGAATCGCCAGGCCGCGCTCGGTAATCCGGTTCATCAGGTGACCGACGAGAGCAGTCAGCCGGGCGATCCCATCGAAACCACGCTCTATCGAGAGGAATGGAACCAGACCTCCGGGTTGCTGACCGCCTGGTATGACGCCCAGGGAAACATCCATACCGCGCGCTACAACCGACGCCACTATGCGCTTAAGGAGTACCGCAACGAGCCCGGCGTGACGACAAGAACAGCGACGGAGCGAAGCAGCGAGGTTGCGCTGTTGAGCGGCTCCGGATCAGTTGTCGACAGCACGGTACTGACAGAGCAGTTCGAGGCGATCTACATCCCAGGGACAGGACTGCAGATCACGCGGACGGTGAAGTGTACGGGGGAGCCGGATGACGTCACGACCTATACCGACCCAGACCATACGGGTGGGCCGGTGGTCACCCCGCCGACGACGACATTCCCCCCGGGCATGCATATCGTCAACACCGTTGCGACCTATCAGTGGCTGGTGAATGACGAGAACATGCTGGCCAACCAAGACCAGCACCAAGTGTGGCTCGCCGCGTTGAGCAACAACAGCGCAGCCATCTGCCACATCCGCGATCCGTTCGACTATCCCGAGGGGCAGACCACAACAACCGTCAGCGTTCGCCAGGGGCCGGCCGTGCGCCTCGGCGGCGTGACCTCTGGAACGGTTACCGACACCCTGACCAAGAGTAAGCCCGCGCATGAGTACCGGCGCGGATTTTTCTGGGAGCCAGCCGACCGCTGGGTGCGAGCCAGTTGCAACCCGATCACCGGAGAGCTCTCTCGCGGCCCGGAGTGCATCCAGTACCTGACCAGTTGGGTTTAGCCCCTCCTACTACTTCAAGGAGAAGCCGCATGACGCCGGCCTGTGTACCCCTGCGCATTGAAAAAGGGGCGACGTTCCGCGACACGATGCGGATCATGCAACCGAGCCTTGTCTACCGGCCGATCACCCAGATCGCGTCGACCGCTCCCGTCCGGCTGACCATCCCCGGCCACGGGTTGCCCGACACCTGGTTAGCCTGGATCGATGGCGTCCAGGGCATGCCCGAACTGAACCGCACCCGGCTTCGGCAACTGCCTCACCGGGTCGCGTCCATCGACGACGACATGATCGAGATCAACTTGCTGTCAGCCGTTGGGCTGGCGCCTGTTGGCGGGCAACTGATCTACCAGCCACCTGTTGACCTGGCTGGCGCCGAGGTACGGATGCAGATCCGCGATGCGCCAGATGGGACGGTGCTGATGACGCTGGCGCTCGGCTCCGGCCTTGAGATCGCTGGCGCCGGAACGATCTCGCGCGAGATATCGGCCTCCGATACCGCGGCGTTGGCATGGGCGTCGGCGGTCTACGACGTGGACGTGACCTACCCGGATGGAACGGTCCATCGCTACTACAGCGGGCCGATCACTGTGAGCCGTGGGGGAGGGTGCGATGGATGACGCCGCCGAGCCATGGGCGCTGGCGATCGAGGTCGATAGCGAGCCGCTGGTGCTCAGCGAGATGCAGGAATACGCGGTCACCGTGACGCCGCCGGCCGATGTGCTTGTGGTTGTTGCGGGCGACCAGGGGCCTCCCGGAAGGGATGGCGTAGACGGTGCCCAATGGGGCGCGACTGACTGGTGATGACATGGCCCAGATTCGATTTTTCAAAGTGGCGACCCTGCCGGGTACGCTGGAACCCGATTCGTTCTACTTCGTCGAGAACGGCAGCTACTCGGAGTCCTACCTGACGAACAGCGCGGGAGTGGCGCGCTCGATCGGCAACAGCGCGATGATCAACGCGCTGATCAACGAGGCGCTGGCCAGCCTGCCCGGCACAGGCGCGCCGATCCTGTTTGTAGCCGATATCGCTGCACGCGATGCTCTGGAGCCTGAGGGCGCAATCTTCGTCCTGGTTCAGGATGCGAGCGCTGACCCGACAGTCGAATCCGGCGCTGCGCTGTACGCATGGAACCCGGCGACCAGCGCATGGCTGAAAGTGGCCGAGTATGAGTCGATGGACGTCGAGATCAACTGGGACGCGATCAACGGGCGCCCGACGTCGACGCCGGCGCAGATCGACACTGCCGTTTCCCAAGCGCACACGCACGCGAACAAGTCGACGCTGGACAAGTTCAGTGAGGAGTCGGGCCTGGTTCGGTTCGGCGGGCAGCCGATTCCGGCGGAGTGGAACGGGGCGGCCTGGTAAATGGCCGTCCTCCAGACCCACAAGGTCGTCGCGCAACTGCCTGCCGCGCTGGAGCCGAACGCGATCTACTTCGTCCGGCGGAGCGCCGGATACGACCAGTTCGTCACCAACGGCGCCGGGGTGGTGGTGGCCTATCCGATGAACGTCCGCATCCCAGCGGCTGTTCCTGGGTATCTCGCCGATGGCTCCATGCTTCGGCTCACGATGAACCCTGACGGCCAACTGCCGGCCTATACCGCCGGCGGCGCAACTCTCAACCTACTGGTGCTTTTCAATGGCTGATGTACGACCGACGAAGTTGCAGAACGACGGCAACGGCTATGGCTCGCTTCGAGAGTTCGGGGACGGCGACACGGTGCCTGTTGCCCTCGGCGGCACCGGCGCTGCAACCGCCGCTGGCGCGCGCACGTCCCTTGGGCTTGGGAGTGCTGCAGTTAGAGCTGCCCTGGGTTCAACTGGGGCTTTGTACTCGCGAGACAGCATTCTCGGCGCAGTCTCTCAGACGAGCGGCATACCGTCTGGTGCGATTATTGAGCGCGGCGCGAATGCAAATGGCGATTACGTGCGATATGCCGACGGAACACAGATATGTTGGTTCAACGCCAGTGTTACCGATCAGGCGATTGATGCTGCCTATGGGAGTCTGTTTACCGGAACCCGTTCATGGTCGTTCCCTCTCGCGTTCTCGGGCAGCCCAACCGTGAGCGTTGGGCTATTTCGCTGGGGGACTGGAGCAGGTTGGGGCACTGTTGGAGGGATAGCAAGTGCGTCAGGTATCACGCTGCGAGCATTCGATATTGTTTCAAGGGCGACGGGCACAGCAACATCGATCTCTGCGATAGCTGTTGGGAGGTGGTTCTGATGAACTTCTTGCTTGTTCTTTCGCCGCAGTATGGTCCCGCAGAATTTGGCGACTACACAACCGTCTCGGTTTCGGGTGGCGTGCTCACCGTGGAGGGGCGTGACTATGCGTTCTCCGACCTCGCCGATGGCGCCGAACTCACGATGGAGGACTTCGCCGATCCATATCCCGTCTACCAGGTTCGGCGGCGAGGCGACACGATTTCGGTGTGGATCATCTACAGATATCCGGCAGGTGCGACCCATGCTGCCAGATACCCTGAGCCTGTTCCCGTTCCGGGTGATTTCGACGGGCCTGTTGATCTGCCGAGGTAAGAGCCTGCAGCGTGTAGACTACCCATTTTGAATGGGAGCATGGCCGTGCTGGTGGTGAGACTCAAGAAAGGGTGGACGCTGAAGCTTGATCGGAAGGTGAACGATGCGAATCGGGCGGGGGTTTGGTCGTTCCATTGCTCCGAGAGCACGTTCGTGCCTGGCATGGATAGCTTGCTGCGGCACGCTGCCATTCGTCCGGCTGAGCCGGCTGAAGGGAAGAGCACCGAGGTAGAGGTGGCCATCTGTCGGCCTGGTGATCCGGAGGATAAGTGGATTCCGGTTGGGAAGGGCGTGGCGGTCTATGAGGCCGAGCGCTGATGGGGGGGCAAACGCTCACCCAGGTATGAAAAGCCCCGCCTAAGCGGGGCTGAAGTCTAGTTAGGCGCACTCTTTGCTGTGCCAGTGGCCTTCAAATTCCAAGTTGAGCTTATAAAGCTCGTGATCAAGCTCATTGATCTTGTCGATTGAAGCCATCAGATCAGCTTCTCCCGTCTTCGCCTCAAGGTAGAGGCCACGAAGGTAGCGATCATGGACCAGAGGCACTTTGTCGTTCTTCTCCCAAAGAGCCACTGCTTGTCCAGTCATCCCCACAATAGCTGCCAAACGGTCTTGAGAAAGACCAAGCTCTTTCCTCAAGAACCTAAATTCGGCACCGCTAAGCGGGGTCGGCTTTTCAGCAACCATTTTTCCTATCACATCGTGTAGCCCCTTCACGTCCTTGATGGCAACGGCTTCACCATAAGCGGTATCCTTCACCACGAAGCCGTTGCGGAGCCACACATTGGGCAATCCGCATTCAACGTAGTGGTACAT